GAGATCTACACTATCCTCTTCGTCGGCAGCGTCAGATGTGTATAAGAGACAGCATATATCCACTACCTCGAAGGTCGCCTGTGTCAATAGGCGCACGTTCTGTGGATTTTCCCTGTAAGTCAAGGGCAACGTCTATAAGGCCTTGTTTTGATCCTTCGCCGATCCTTTTAAGTTGGCGGTTCATCTTCCTTTGGATATCGCTTAGGCCTTTTAACTTTACAACCATACTTTCCACCCAATGTTTCTGCCCTGCAGATCAGTCATGCTTTCGATTGCCATTATTTGGTTGGCTGTGTCCTTGTCTGGCGACAAAGAGAAAAAGCCTGCTGTATCGGGTTTAAAGTCCACCCAACAAACGGACTTCGACATTCTTTCTTGCCCTGCTTGATCTCGTCTTAATTCTTGACGGTCTGCCCATCTGCAAGAAATCTCCTGTGGGTCACCAGGTACTGGCATGAAATTTGAGTACGTCACAGGGAAGTAGTAACATTTTTGCTTTAACCTAAGCTTCAAGATAGGCCCACCACCTTGACGAGATACGGTTCTAAGAGTGATCTCGCCGTAGGGCATACTCTATCTTTAATACGTTGCTTTACAACAGCCTCAGAATACGTTTCTGACGCGTCGCCGATACTAATAGAGATTAAGCCCTTGTCGGGGTCTGCTTCTCTTTCTAAAAGCGATAGAGCTTCCTCACAGACAGCGTATTTCAAGCGAGTAGGTATCCCCTGCATAAAGTCACGAGGGAACGCCATCTCTTGAGCAGGATCGAGTTTTCTTCCCTTGAAGGGCAGAGCGTCAACTCTGTACGTGGCAGTTTGAAGCACTCTCTCTTTTGTTTGTTCAGTTGCTTCTGCCCACGCTTCGGAGTATATTCGGGTAGCAAAGTATTCTTCAGCTTCTTGCAGGGTGACGTAGGTCATTCCTAAAATACGCCTTCACCTCCTCGAGAGAGATGTCCAGTCTTTCGGTTACAGCTCCCACTAGATCACCGCCCCGAGTGTCTCGATCAGCTGGTCCTTCTTCATGGTCATGTAGCCCTCGATTTCCTTGTCCTTGGCCAAGGCCCGAAGCTCATGGAAGGTAAGCTCATCAAGAGCCACCGCCTGTGAACGCTCCTGTTGCTTGCGTTTTTCCAGCTCTCTCCGTCTGCGGTTAAACCCTGTTACACTCATGCAATCCCTCCAAATGATGGAGAGGCGAGATGTCTCCCGCCTCCCACTTTATTCTTCTTCGTCCGGATCGGCCTGAACCTTCAGCAACTCGTGGTTGGCCTCTTTGACCGAGTAGCCGAGGATTTTGGTGTCATCATTGTCCACGGTGGCCTTGATGACATCACCGGCAGCCCAGGTGCCGTCTAGCACCAAGAGGATCGATGCCACGCCGTTCTCAAACTTCAGTTCGGCTTCGGCAGTCTTTCCTTGGGTGGCCTCGCCATCGTCACCGATGGCAAAGGTGCCACTGGCGGACTCGGTGCTCAAAGCAATCTCCTTGACACCGTGGAACCAGTCGTGGGCTTCACCGGCAGTGTTAACCAGGGTGACCTGGACTTCCACAGCATACCCGTCCTTGTGGTTTGCTTCGCTAACATACGGCTTGAACTTGGGCAGAGAAAACGCCATGTCTCCAACCATGGCGTCCTCTACCCTTGCGAGGTAGTCGTAGTAGTCGTTCGGTGTATAGGTGTGTTGCTTTAGCGTTTCGATATAACGCATTCGCTCACCCCCCCTAGCTATTCGCTTCGAGCTTGTGCTTAAAGGCAACGATGCGCACGTTCTTGGGCTCATATACACGCTTCCAGTTGGCGGACGTTGCTAGTTCGGCGTTCGTTGGGTTACCGTTTGCATTCTGCCAAGCCACACCGCGAGGATGCAAAATGAAGTGGCGGCGATTGATCATGATGTCGTCACCAGCTAGGCTGTCACGATCAAACTCAGTCGGTACAGGAGCGGCACCTTCGCCAAGCCCAAAGGCGCCCTCGCCGAAGATGTAGGTGGTATAGACACCATCTGCGGCAGGCAGACCATCGTCCACAATCACGCGCTTGCCAAGGTAAGTGGGCACCCGAGGATTAGCATCGGATTCCCTGATATACTCAATCAGGTTGTTCTTTGCCAAGAAAGTCTCTGTTGCGCTATGCATCGCAAAAGCAACGAGCCTATCCTTGGCATCGCCAAGCTTCTGGAGAGCATCCAGAGTGGTCGTAGCGTCAATGCCCTTCTTGGTCGCCTTGCTGATGTCATGGAGGTTGGTAGCCATAGTGGTTGCGCCAAAGACACCGCTTAGGGAGCTCAAGAGGACCGCCTGCCACCTGCGGGCCCAGTAGGCAGCGACAAGGTCGCCGATCGCTCTCATGGGATCATCCCCGGAAAGAGCCTTTGCAAGATCGTTTACAGACCAAGCATTACCACGCATGAGCAGGACTGCCTTGTCCTGACCAGCGGTGATCTTGTTGACCTCGAGTGCATCGCTGTCGGACAGGACCTGGTCATCTCCGGTCAAGTCCTCCCAGTAAGGCATATTGATGATAGTGCCGCCAGAGCTTGCCAGCGAATCAAGCTCGGGAGTCCTCCGTACAATGTCAGACTGCCAGAGAGCGGATAGTTCGGCAGTGCGCTCGATAACGTAGGGGTTAAACACTTCTGGGACAACGATGTCCGCAATCTTGGTTTTAGCCAATTAAATCATCTCCTATCTTTTTCTTGGCCTTATCTGGCCATTCGTTTCAGAGTTGCGGCGAGTTCGGGGTCTTCCCGTAAAATTTTCGCCTGTTTGGTTAAGTTGAAATACTCTGGAAGCCACGGATTTTCTTTCGCATTTTGTGACGCACCCGGATTCGTTCCTCCACCAATGTTGGCAGGTGACTTCTTGAGATAAGGTTTTTGTTTAATCAAGTCCTCCAACAATTGTTTGATGTTGCTTAAATCCTCGTCCACATTATCTTTGATCATTAAAAAAGCTACCTCTGGGTCAACGATTCCCAGTTCAGTAGCACTCGCTTTAACTTCAGCTTGTAAAATACGCTCATTGGCAGCTTTAACTTTGCTCTCCCATTCCTTAATCTTTTCTTCAGCTTCTGCCTTAGCTTTTTCGGCTTCGGTCATTTGCGCCTTCTTGCGCTCTTCCTCAAGTTGAGCTTCCCACGCCTTCCTCTCTCTGGCCAGTCTTTTAGAGATGATTGCGTCTAGTTCATCTTGAGTAAATGTCCTTGTTTGTTCTTGCTTCCCTTCCGTATTTTCCCCCTCGTCAGGGTCATCATCTGCGAAATATTGCAGGCTGATCTTTAATCTATCGTCTTTCATTGTCATACCTCCATTTAGAGCCTGTCGGCTTTCTCCTTGCCAGTTTAGCGTCTTGAGCAAGTTTGGACGGAGTACATAATATAAGTCGCTATTTGGATTCCCTAAATAGCTTCTGTAAATCTTTATATTGCTTGTCCTCTTTCTCTTTCAGCTTCTTGAATGTCGAGAGACTCGGCACCTTATCCCCTAGCCTTGCCCTGTACTGCTCCCATTGTTTCTTGGTCGCTCGTATCTTGGCTTTGCGTTTCTGTGCCTGTTCGTAAGCCTTCTTTTCTTCGGCAGATCGAGGATCATCCGAGAAAGAACGGTTAGAGAATGCCTTTACTTTGTCGGCATTAGGATCAAGCTCGGGTATATACGGCACCAATACATGTTTGCAATTCGGGTGAACATTTGCGTATTCTCCGAAAGCTTTGTCTAGCTTCGGATATCCTTCTGTCTTGCCTGTGATTGAGTAGACTCTACCCTCTAAGGGCGCGCATATCGGACATGGCGAACGGTGAGAGGACATCTTAACAAGGTCATACCCAAGTAGCTGAAGTTGTGTGAGAAGGCCAGTGTTGGTCGCTTCTCTTGTTACGCTTCTTACAACCATTTCGCAGTAACGATCCATCTGCCAGACTCTACCCATTGTGTCCGTAAAAGCACCGATTCCTTGATCTTCTATTTTTTCTTTGAGTGACGCTGACGCCCTCTTAACGGTCTGCCCTGTAGTTTGTTTCTCGATTATCTGTTCGAGCTGAGCTTTTCTGAAAGCGTCATTTATTCTTCGCCCAACCGTGTTTAACGCTTCGTCTAGGTTGTCGATTAGATTGTCGACTAAGACCTTCACGGCTGACTGGTGTACTTTAGCAAAGGCGTAAGTTCCTCCGAGGTGTATTCCCAATGCTTTTAAGCCGTCAAATGCCTTTTTAACGCCATAAAAATACTCTTTAGGGATATTTGTACCTGCGTACCTTCTGGACGCAACCTTGAGGTCTAGGATAATGTTATTAACGTCAGCACCTAACCTCTTGTAGTAGTGAGCCGTTCCCTTACCCTTCGTATTAACGGCAAGCTCCAGAAGGCGTTGTTGTGCTTTCTGGTATATGGCTATTAACTGTTCAAGTTCATTCATCTTATATCAACCTTGATAGATTTCTGTATTGCTTCTGCGATTGCATCCATAAGGTTCTCAACGTCCAAACAAGGAGTTGTGACATAGGCAACCTTCTTGTCGGATATGGTCCCTTCTATTGTTCTGCGCCCTGTGCTTTCAAGCTCTTCAAGCATATTGGTTAAATGTTTGATGGCTACATCAATTTGTTGTTGCAGCCGAGAGCCATCAAACTGCACATAAAAC